ATAATGCTTTTAGCTGGCCCAAAGGCGCATCTAATCCGGAGCTAGTTGGTTCAATTCAAACTAAACCAACACGGATGCAAGCAGCGGTTCCAGTTCCAGGCGGTGGTAATAACTTACTTGTGATGGGCACGAACGTTACTGAAAGTTGGCAGGATGTTGGCGCAGCATTATTCCCTTATCAGAGAGGTACCACGTATAACGTTGACTATGGTTGTTTAAATGCATCCAGTGTTGCGGAGCTTGATAATCTAATTGTTTGGCTTGCAGTTAATGAGCAGTCTGGTCCAGTTATCATGTATGCTACAGGCAGCCAAACTAAAATGATTTCAACGGATGGCATTGATTATGTTTTGTCTAATCTAACAAACCCCTCAAGCTGTACTGGGTTTTTGTTTAGACAAGATGGTCACATGATTTATCAGTTTACTTTTATTGATGACAATATTAGCTATGCTTACGATTTTAATACCGGATTGTTTTTTAATGTTTCCGATGAAAACTTAAATTATCACATAGCAAGACAGGTGGTATTTTTTAACAACGATTATTACTTTGTATCACTAAAAGGCGGGGATGTGTACCGTTTTGGAACACAATATACTGATGCTAATTACACAGTTCGCGGGCCCAAAGAAATACCTCGGATTCGGATAACACCTCCGGTTAGATTACCAACGCAGCGTTATTTTATTGCTAAAAGTTTAGGCTTTACTATCGAAAATGGCCAAAAGAATATTAAGACCATAATACCTGTACAAACACCGTCACAGAGTCAAATTATTGCAACAGAAGCCTATGTTGATATAACAACAGAATTAGGCGTAGGTATTGGTATAGAAGCCACATTCTCCCAGACAACTAGTGTTGTAAATTATTCTGAAGCTGTTGACTTAAGCATCTCTAGAGATGGTGGCGAGTCCTTTGGCTCTAGATGGCGTTTGAACATGAATCCTACCGGACACAGAAAGTCGCGGTTTATTTACCAAAGGTTGGGTATAGTAAATGATGCAACGTTTCAACTTCGATTTAGTGGCTTTGGGCGTTTTGTTTGCACTGATGGTGTATTGGAGATATATCAATGACTACTGTTAGCGATAGAAATGTAACAAGAATACCTAATCTACACATGGGTGAGATGGTAGACGAGAAAGGCTACCCTACTGATGATGAATCCACTTTCCGTCAAGTGTTAATAACCAATTTACAAAGATTATTTGGCAACGAAGGAGTTGTTTTGCCCTCCCTTACAACAGCTGAAATAAATGCAATACAAAACAATGTTGATATACAGGGTAGAAATACATGCGCTTATGGTACGATGGTTTATGACACAACTGTTAATCAAGTTAAAGTTGCAATTAATATTGGCGGCGTACCACAATTTAAAGTACTGCCTTACACACCTTAAGGAAATATCATGGCACAGAATCAAATGTCTAACGAAGCATTAACCAAATTATTAAACATGTTCGGCATGGGAGCAGGTGCCGCCGGTATTGGTGGTGGGCTGTATAATTTATTTGGTGGCGGTCCCGGTATATCAAAAGAAGCCAACAAATATTTGAATCAAATACCTGGAGCAATGCAACCCTACTATCAACCTTACATGGGCGCAGGACAAAACGCTTTAGGTCAGCTCATGGGCCAATACGGACAACTAACCGGCTCGACAGGTGATGTTTACAATAGGTTAGCTGGTGGTTATCAACAAAGCCCCGGCTTCCAATCCGCACTCAAACAAGCTTTGGGCGCAGCAGGTAACCAAGCCGCAGCGGGCGGCATGACTGGAACGCCACAGGCACAATTACAGGCAGCAGACGTTGCAGGAACCTTGAGCCAAAAAGATTTTGGTGATTACATGGGTCGCATGATGGGTTTGTATGGCACTGGCTTACAAGGCATGAGTGGCATCAACCAGATGGGTTATGATGCAAGCACAGGTTATGGCAACATGCTTGGAAGCTTGCTAGGACAGCAGGGTCAATATGCAGCCATGGAAAAAGCCATGCGTAATCAACAACGCGGTCAAGGCATAGGTCAGCTATTTGGCGGCTTAGGCACTTTGTTTGCTAATCCTTTAGGAAGTCTTTTTGGTTCAATCATGGGGGGTAAATAATGGCAATAGGATTTAATTTACCAGGCATACCAAGCCAAATTAGAGGCACCGCCGAAGAAGCGGGAGCCGTACCTGATTTGGGTCAAGCTATGATGCAAGGGTTTCGCAGTAATCTTGAAAACGTACAAGGCTATCCTAGACAGTTAGCGCAACAGTTATTGTCTAATCAGCTAAGAAACAAAATACTAGGCGTACAAGAAAAGTATGCTGAACCCATGGCAAAGACATCTTACGACCAAGCATTAGCTAATTTGCAACATCAAGGCATGGTTAATAAATTCTATCCTGAGTTAATGCGCTCACAATTATCTGGCGCTGGATTGTCGCAGGCGCATCAACGCATGGTAAATGACCAGTTAAAGCGTCAAATAGACCGTCAAAGAACTTATGATAAATTGCTTGAAGAATATCGTAATCAGGGCTTACCTACACAACAAGCGCAGCAATTAGCAGCACAAGCGACCGCACAAGCTCACCCTGAACAACCAATGGAAAGCTTGTCGCAATCTTTGTTGGGCGCAGAAATGCCAGATTACTTATCAAGCATGGCACCACAACAACAAGCTCCTTCCTATGCTGAAGCTTTAGGACAGGCTGCTTATACACCAATGCAGCAACCAAACATAGGATTAAGGTATACGCCATTTGAATTATCAAACAAATTAACTCAACAAGAAATTGCGCGTAAGTTACAAGAAGCCTCTCTTCCAGGCGGCAGCTTAACTTCTTTACAGGCTCCGGTGCAAAGACAAGCCTATGACGCGTTATTTGGAGCACTTAGCCCAGAGGTTACTGCTAGTTTAGGGGCGCAAATGCCGTCAGAAGGCCAAGCTCCAATTACACAAGCCATGCAATTAGCACAAGAGGCACCATCGTATTTACAAAGACCTGAAGAGCCAGTCATGGAGATGCCAGTTGCACAGCCTGCCATGGAGCAGCCACAACAGCCGCAGCCCTATGCTCAACAGTTACAACAAGCCGGATATAACGCAGCCGGAGCCAATCCTGTTTATGCGGCAGAAGATAAACTGTATTTAGAACGTCCTGATTTTAGACAAGAGCTAAAACAGCAGTTCCCAAATATTGGTGTTAAGCAGTTTAATGATTTTCCACGCAATCGCGTTATCACCACCGAAACATTACCAAGTGGCGCGACTAAGACAACAATGCAGCAATTGCCTGGCACGTTGCCAAGCGGCGGTATGCCAACAAAAATTACAGCCGCTGTTTTAAATACACCAGCAGGTAGAAGTGTTTTTAGAAATAATTTAGTTGAAACATACGGAAAAGATAGCCAAGAAGTTAAAGATTTTGATGAGCAAGCCAAAGTAATGTCAGAAAATGAACAATTAGCAAGAGACGTACAAAAACAAAAATTAGAGATTGGCAAAGGCAAATTAGAGGCACAAAAAGAAACTAATGACTTGCGCAGGCAGTCTTTAGAAATACAAAAAAGAAAAGGGTTGGGTAAGGTCGGATTAGCTCTTTCTGATTATTATGATGCTCAGGCTGGATATGTTCCGGGTACAAAAACTAAATTTGCCACACCAGAAGACCAGCAGATAGCAATCAAAACAATTCAAGGCGACATCAACAAGGTTGCCACAGACCCAAGCCAAAGAGCCAAGCTTGTTGCTGCAAGACAAATTGACCAAACAATTAATAATCTAAACGTCGATGACTTGGTAAAATATAGTGGCATTTTTGGCAAAGGCGCATTGACTACAGAGCAACTTAAAAGCGGGCTCAGTTTAGATTCTTCAGAATATCAAAGATATTCTAATGCCGCAAAACAGGCTGAATTATTAGCAAAACAAGTTAGGATGTTTTATGGAGCAAGCATACAGCCAACAGAAACAAAACAACTTAAGCTGTTAACCAATCCTACATCTTGGAGCGCGTCACCAGATACAGCAAAACAAAATTACTTGTCTTTTGTTAATACATTAAAACAAGAAACAGATATTTTGAGAGGTTTTTTTGTTTTTGCCGATAACGCTAATTTTAAAAATAAAATTGATTCTGCTAAAGCGACCAAAGTATCAGATGAATTAAATTCGCTTGAAACAGAGATGCGCAAACGCGGAATACTTTAAGGATTAAGTTATGAGAAATCCCAATGAAATGTCAGATGAAGAATTGATTGCTGCAAGAAATAAGCTTCTTGAAAGGCAGAAAAATTTATCTGGACTGCCTGATAAACAACTTATTGCGCAATATAAGCAATTGGGCGGCCAGGGCGTTCCTAAGGAACAATTAAAACCGCTTTGGCAAAGAGCGGTATCCGCGGAAGCTCAGGGATTGGGAAATGTTATACAAAACATTGGCAAAACAACAGGATTAATTTCTAAAGAAGCTGAGCCATGGAAAATACGCCAAGCGTTAGGCGTGACTACAGAGCCAACTGGTTATGAAAAGTTTGTAACTGGAGCCACTGAAAACGTGCTTCCTTTTGCGTTGCCCGCTTTGCGTTTAGCGAAAGGCGCGGGAGCCTTGGCCAACATAATTAATAGAGGAACTCTTCCTGCTTTATACTATAAATTACAAGGCAAAAGCACCCCGGAGTCGATATCTGAAGGATACGGCGGGGCAGCATTGCCAGAAGTAATAGGGCCGGCCTTGAAAGCGGGGCTAAGCGCAGGAAAACAAATAGTCAAGCCAATCATTAAAGGCGCTAAAGAAGGCTACGCATCAGTTAAAAATCTGCCCGCATATCAACAGGAATTGCAAAATATTGCAAATGCGGAGCAAAACTTAACAAATGAATTATTACCAAACAAATTTGCGCCAGAGGAAGGCAGGACTTTAACACACGAAGAAAATATTTTTAAATTAGCCAATGAAAAACTGACTGAAAAGCAGGCATCATTAGGAAAAGAATACCAAGAATTTAAGTCTTTAAATCAAGATAAAGAAATAACTATGCCAACACATCAAGAGCAGGCTAGTAATATTATCGAACAAATGCAAAAAGAACCAACTTTTTCGGAATTATTTGGTGTTGGGATGGAGCCTGAAGAGCAGGCATACAAAGTAAACAGGCAAATTATTCCCGATGTTCGAAAAGCTAATACATTGTTTGATAATTATCGTTCATTAACTAGATTAGCCCAAAGAGCCATGGGAAAAGCGAGAGCAAAGGGCGTTGATTTAACCCCGGATGAAAGGGCTATTTATGAAGTCGCCTCTCAAAAATACAACAAAATGGCAAATGAACTAGGTGATGTAATTAAAGATGCTGGGTATGGTGAATCTTTGGAAAACATCAAAAAAATAAATAAAAAATATGCTGACGAATATGCGCCAATTTATAAAACAAGTATATATTGGAATATGCTAAAAGAAGGCAAATCTCCAAGTAATTTTTTAAAAGAAATTACAGGGCTTACAGCAGGTAAAAAAATTTTTAGGGATTTAGTAAAAAGCAATCCCGAGTTAAGAAAAGCAGCAATTGGGCAGCATGCTAAGACAAGCGAAGGTTTGGTAGCTAGAGATGAAATCTTAGAGCCTTATTTGCAAGCTGAAAAAGACCTAGCCCAAAGAACAAAAAATTATAAAGAAGCATTAAAAAACAAGCCAAAATTAGAGAAAAAAGTATCCCAAGCTACTAAATTAAAAAATGTCACTCTTGGAGCTGCTGCAACTGGATTGGGTGGCCTGATAGGGGGCGAGGCTTTCAAAATTGGTAGCAAATAATTGTATTGCTAACGAACTAATAGCATAATGTTTTAAAGAAAAAAAAGGACTTAATATGGCGACACCAGCACCCAATTCTTTGTACATTGCATGCTTTCCATTGCAAGAGTACTTTGTTAATAAAGACACTGGCTTTCCGTTGGCTGGAGGCTATGTTCAGTTCTTTAGCGACCCAGCATTTACAGTGCCTAAAGACGTATTTAAACAATCCCTCGTAAACAATACTTGGGACTACACCAACCTTGGTTCAACGTTAGTTTTATCAAGCGTTGGCACGTTTATAGACGATACTGGCGATGACATAATACCTTTCCTTTACCCTTATGACGCCCAAGGAAACATCGAATATTATTTCATCAGAGTATGGAGTGGTGACCCAAATATACAAGGCTCTGTGTTGCAATTTACAAGGCAAGGTTGGCCGCCTAGTTTAACACAAGGTTCCTCGCCTACTGATGTTTTTGAATCATCATACAATTTATTTAGCAACCCGCAGTTTTCTACAGTTAACTTTATAAATGATGTTGGGCAAACTTACCACGAGATTAATGTTAGCGGCAATGGCAGTATCGACGTAGCACCCGGCTGGTCATTGTCTTACGCTGGCTCAGGTAGCCTTAAGTTAAGTCAGCTAGAGTTAACCACCAGTGAAACCACTAACCCTAGTTATGCTTTGCAGATTGAAAGCGCGGCAGGTGTGGCGCCAATTAAACTTACGCAAAGATTAGCCTATTCACCAAGGGTTTTTGAAAACAACTACCTAAGCGTTGCTGTGTTAGCAAAATGTAACAGCACGCAATCTGTTACGGTTACGATTGATTACATCACAAGCACATCTAACTCTAGACAAGTGTTAAATGGACTAACCCTAAACAATAATAAATTTTCTTTGCTTGCCGGTGTGAGTAACGCGCCAGTATTGATTGACGTGACCAATACGAACCCGCCCGCAACTGGTTTTGTAGACATGGTTATGACTGTGCCATCTGGTGTAATTATGCAATTAACCAGCGTGTTTGGATGCACGGTTCAAAACGCATCATCTTTAGTTACAAACGTACAAGAAACCAATGCCCAGCAAACAAACGCAAAGTTTTGGTATTACAAGCCGCAACTAGAGTACAAACCTATTCCTAGTTACACCTTGGGTTGGAATTGGCCTATAAATCCTTGCCAAGAATTAGGAACAACGGTCGCAGCAGTTTCAAATACGCCTGGATTATCACGTTATGTTGCAGATGAAACAATTGTGTTTCAAAATGTAAATAGTGCATTTGCGTGTACTTTTGGGTCATCTGGAATGATTGTAAATAATGCAGCAGACACTAGTTTTGCAATTATCAAGTATTTTGAAGGCGCAAGGGCGCAAACAATTTTAAGTACTCCGTTGTGCGTGCAATTAAAAGCCGGGGGCGCTGCGGCATCTGCTACCGATGTAATAGCAAACGTAAGTATTTATTGGACGGCGGATGCAACTTTACCTGACCTGAAGAGTTCAAATTTTTATAGCCTTGTTAGCGCCGTTAACAATACAACAGGTGTTGCAACAGTTGGTGGCGGTGGTGTTCATGGCAACTGGACTGAATTACCGCGAGGAAACCTAGGCGCAGCTACTGCTAATTTAAAAACTGCAAATGTTCCAACTTATAATTTTTCTGGCTGGCAGGAAGCTAATACCACCCCAAGTACTACAGCTAAATATTGTGCGATTGTAATAAGCGTTAGTAAGTTAACCGCTGGAACAACATGCACCTTTGAGTATTGCACGTTGAACGCTGGCTACATACCAACAAGCCCCGCAGCAACAAGTTTTGGCGAGAATTTGTTAGGATTGCAACAGTTTTATGAAAAAAGTTACAGCTTAGGGGTTCAGCCTAGCGTAACAACCATTGGCGCAAGTTGTTTTATATTTCCAAACGGATTTAATACAGCGTCTTGCCCTGGAACAACGGTATTTTACAAGACACCCAAAAGAAAAATACCTTTTGCTACCAATGGCAATGCAACTGAAAATCTAAGGATTTATTCAACAGCTAATGCAACTCCAGCATGTTTAACCGATAGTGCTGGTACAGATAGAAATATGCAGTCAATAACCTCATCAGCTGGTGGCTTTTGGTTTACATGGAATAGTGTAGGGCTTGTAGGTAATAGTCAAATGACTTTTCAATGGTTGGCTGACGCACGTTTAGGTATACAAAATTAAGGAATCAACATGTCTACAAAATACAACGTTATACGAGATATCAACGGAAGTGTCACAGGTATAAATGGTTACGGCATACAACCAAGCGCCGACATCCAGAACGGCTTATTAGCTGCAACTGTAGCACAAAGCATAACCGTGCCTGACAATTATCCTAAATGGATTGCAATATTTAGTTACCAGTCCGGAAAAAACGTGTTTGTTAGCACAACAGGAACCGCTGCTGTGCCTGCTGGTGCTTTTGGTTCTTCTGCGTCAGTTTTGAATCCTCCGGCTTTGCAGGTAAAAGCGGGTGATACAATAAGTTTAATTACTAATGACACAGGTGGCGCTTTAGTATCAGTGCAATTCCAAGTGATACAAAACTACCAAAATTAGGCGGTGAGACATGTCGATTCCAATTAGTCAGCTCTCTAATGGTGGCTTGCCAAATGGTGACGTAGAGTTCCCAGCAACCAATCCATTAAATACAACGCAATCCGTTAACGGCACAACATTTAAATATTATTTAGTAGATGTACTGCAATACATATTAAATGCTCAAGGCTTTACTACTTACACAAACTGTAGGGTCGCAACAGTTGCTTTGTTAAATGCAACCTATAGTAACGGCACAGCAGGTGTTGGTGCAACACTCACCAATGCAGGCGCACAAGCAGTACTAGCCATAGATGGCATTACTCTAGTTGCAGGCGACCGTGTATTAGTCAAAAACCAGACAAGCACATTCCAAAATGGCATCTACGTTGTCAGCAATATTGGTAGCGCATCAACTAACTGGGTTTTGACTAGAGCTGACGATTATAATCAGTCATCTGAAATTGTTTACTTAGGTGTTGTTGCAATTACTCAAGGCTTAATTAATGCAGGCTTGGTGTTTCAAGAAAACTCACAAGGTCCTTTCGTTATTGGTACAAGCCCGATTACCTTTCAGCAATTGCAAATTGACATCACACTATTGCCTTCCGCAAGCCCCGCTAATAAGATTTTGAGAAGCGATGGAACTTACTGGGTGCAAAGCACAAATGCTTCTCTTGACTCTACCGATAAGCTTTACAACCTATCTGAGTTGCAAGTTGACAATATCAATATTAATGGCAACACAATTAGCTCCACTGACATTGGAGGGAACATTGTCATTACACCTAATACTGTAGGAAGTATAGTATTAGATGGGCTCAACTGGCCTCAGGTTGACGGTACAAATGGTCAAGCCATTACAACAAATGGTGCTGGTCAATTAGGTTGGACATCGTTTGGCGCGCCTTATACGCCCGCTGCCTTAACTTCTGTTAGTGATAGTAACGTCACAATTACATTGGGCGGTACACCGTTAACAGCTTTACTGCAAGCAACAAGCATTACGATGGGCTGGTCGGGATTATTGCCAATTTCCAGAGGCGGGACTAATACAAGCACATTAGGTTCTAGTGGACAACTAGCGCAGTCAGATGGAACTAAATACTCTTGGACTACCGCAACTTACCCTGCAACTGCTACAACAACTGGCACGATTTTAAGGGCTGATGGCACTAACTGGGTAGCAACTACTGCGACATATCCTGCAACGACTACGATTAATCAGATTCTTTATAGTTCTGCTAACAATGTCATTGGTGAAATCACTACAGCTAATAGCGCGACATTGGTTACAAGCTCAACCGGTGTTCCTGGGTATACTGGAAGCATGACTAATGGTCAGTTAGTGATTGGTTCAACTGGCGCTACCCCTGTCGTTGGCAGTATTACAGGCGCAGGGTCTATTACTGTTACGCCTGGTGCTGGCACGATTCAAATTTCAAGTTCTGCGGGCGGTGTTGTTAATGCAGGCATAATTAATGAATTGGCTTATTACGCAGCAACTGGTTCGGCAGTTTCTGGATTAGCAACTGCCAATAATGGCGTTTTAATCACAAGCGGCGCGGGCGTTCCAAGCATAAGCTCAACTTTACCAAGTACTGTTCAAGGCAATATTACAAGTGTAGGTACGATTGGCTCAGGTACATGGCAAGGTAACACTGTTGCTGTGGGTTATGGTGGTACAGGAGCGACAAGCATTGGCGCAAATGGTACTTTAGCGCAAAGTAATGGCTCAATTTATACATTTACTACAGCAACTTATCCATCAACAACGACTGCAAATCGCTTGCTTTACAGTTCTGCTACTAACACAGTCACAGATTTAGCAACAGCAAATAGTGCAACTTTAGTAACCGATACAAGCGGTGTGCCGTCTTGGACTAGCTCTATGACTAATGGCCAAGTGCTAATTGGTTCTACAGGTGCAACACCAGTTCCTGCAACAATCACAGGTGCTGCTGGAATCACTGTAACAAATGCAGCTGGCTCTATTACAATTAGCGGCGGCGGCGGTGGCTATACTTGGACTGAGGTCACTGGCACAAGTCAAACAATGGCTGCAAACAATGGATATATCACAAATAATCCTGCTTTAGTCACCTTGACTTTGCCTACAACTGCGGCATTAGGCACAACATTGTCAATAGCGGGCAAAGGTGCTGGTGGATGGAAGATTGCGCAAAATGCTGGGCAAGAAATTTTCTTTGGGTCAAGTGCAACTACCATTGGAGTGACCGGATATCTACAAAGTACACAGCAGTTTGATAGTATAGAGTTATTGTGTATCACGGCTGACACCCAGTGGACTGTCATTACAGGGCCGCAGGGCGCAATCACTGTAGCATAAGGAATCGATATGGCAACTAATAATGCAGTAAATACAAGTCTAGCAGGCCAAACTGGCACAGGGAAGTTTGTTGGTGATACCGCTCCGACTATGACTAATGTAACAATTAATGATATTAACATTAACACGGACACAATTAGCACTGTTACAACTAACGGTAATTTATATTTAGAGCCAAATGGAACAGGTCATGTTGATGTTGGAGACCCAGGTCTCGAAGTGGGCAATATCCTAATTGATGGCATTGCATTTAATTCCAGATTCAGAGTCAACGATATCGGTAACGTTGCCCCCGCAATGGTTACAATTCATAAGCATTCAACCACACAGGAACCATTGCAGATTGCAGCTAGAAGCAATTCTAATACTTCTGCTCACGCTACTGTCACCGCAAACATGCCATTGTATAGCATGTATGCGACTGGCTGGTTAAATAGTTACTACGGTGTTTTTGGTCAAATTCGTTTTAGTGCTGATAGTACTGGAACTTTGGCTGATGGCTCAGCTCCAGGTAAACTAGAATTAATGGTTACACCTAACGGGGCGGTGCTCCCTGTCACAGCATTAAGCATTAATAATGCTGGTGTCACAACCCTTGCAAATGCATTACCTGTTGGTTCGGGAGGTTCAGGTAGAACTACAGCAACAGCCTATGCGGTAATTTGTGGTGGCACTACTAGTACAGGTCCACAACAAAGTATTGCTAGTGTTGGCACAGCAGGGCAAATTTTAACTAGTAATGGTGCAGGTGCTCTTCCTACTTTCCAAGCAGCCCCAGAAGGCACTGGCGCAGCATTCACTTTCCTTTTAATGGGTGGTTAATATGGCAACAACTTACAAGATTTTAGGTCAATCGAAACCAAGTGCTACAACTCTCACGGCAGCTTATACTGTTCCTGCTCTAACAACTGCAACAGTTTCAACAATTACTGTGGCAAATCAAA